GTAGAACTCCTGCCTAAAAAAAGCCCTTCTTTAGCACCCTTGAGCGTGTTGCACTTGGCACAGCAGGCCAATAAGTTGTCGAGCTCATGTCCACCGCCACGACTACGAGGTATCACATGATCTACTTGTGTTGCATCTTCACCACAGTATTGACAGATATATGAGTCACGCTTGAGTACACGCAATCGTTGGTCTTTCCAACGCTGAGTGCCAAGCTCTCTATGACTAGGGTTCAATGCCATCCCTTACGCTTCCAATGATCTAAGGCTTTACAAGTATTAGGTTGTAATCCTTCTATGGTTGTAGTGTATCCATATCTATGACCTATGTAGCGTAAGCCCCAATCAATCTGCTCTAATGGATTAGCAGTTCTTAACCATTCACTTTTACCTTGAGGTATTCCATACACTCTCTGAGTACCTTCTAAGTTACCTACTGCTTTCCAATTCCATGCTGATTCTTTTCCATAAAGAGTAGCTAAACATTTCCAATGATGAACAGTTAATTGTCCTTGAGCATATTGCTTTGATGTAAGTCTTTTTGTTGGATCGTTTGTCGCACTAGCTGCTGATACGAAGGAGAAGCATAGAGCTCCCCCGATAACGATTGCTACCGAGCGAACTAACCGCTTCACGGTTCGCTCTGAGCACTTGGTGTGCTCTAGCCCTCTGAGTGTAATTCCTTTGTCAAGTTTCTTATGCATGACTTCCTAACTAATCTCAATATGTGGAATGTGATTTACATCACACAGAGTTGATTAAGCGCAAAATACGCCTGTTGTGGTACTACTCCATTCCCTAGAATCTTAAACTTTTGAGCATTACTTATCTCTAGATCAGTTACCCATCCTTTAGGTAATCCCATCATGTATTCAACAAACTCTGGTGTTAGTCTGTCTTGATCCAATGCTTTCGGCGGTTCTTGCATTGACATGTCAGTCCATGTAGTAGGTCTGCTCCCCAGTTGCGACACTTTCCAGTCGTGTTTCCACTCCCTGTCGATGGGGTAGGCAACAACAAACAATCTTCTGCGATGGTGGGGTGCGCCAATGTCGGCAGCTCGTACAATGTGCCATCTTGCGTTATACCCGATTGAGGTAAGGTCATTGAGGACTTTGTCGAATCCGAGATTGAGGTGGTTTTTAACATTCTCCAAGATAACAATGCTTGGTCGTAATGCGCTAATGCCTTCCTTGATGTGAGGCCAGATGTGTCTAGGATCATTTTCACCTTTTCTGTTCCCTGCAATAGAGAACGGTTGGCATGGGTAACCTGCTGTTAAGATGTCGATTGGTTCGACTTCATCCCATTTGATTTCTTTAATGTTTCCAAGATTAGGTTTGTTTAATCTTTCTTTAATAACTATTGAAGCGTATTTGTCGTAATCTGATGTCCATACTGTTTCTGCATTAAAATAGGCTTCAACTGCCATATCTAATCCACCATAACCAGTACAAAGTGAACCAATCTTCATTTGTCGCCCTTATCTGTGCTATAGAAACCTTTACCTTTGAACACAACATTAGGTGCTGAATAGATTCGATTAGCCTGTGCTCCACAATCTGTGCATCTCACTAAGTCGTGATCCATAGATAGTTCTAACTCCATCTGTGTATTACAAATAGGGCAACGGTATTCATACATCGGCATTAGACGCTTCTTTCCCACAGGCTTTGCACTCCCATTGTTTGATTTTCCAGTTACCACATGAATCACATCTAACGCTTGAAGCTTCCCAGTCAATATCTGGTGGCAGTCTGTCATAGCCTGCTTTTCGTAGAAGCTCCACCAGATCACCTAACGGCAACATGCAGACGAATTGCTCGACTGATGCAGTTCCCATTCCGTTAAGTCTAAAGCAGGCGAATCCGAGTTCCCCCGACTTCGAAGTTCGTGCTTTTATCTGGCGGAGCGTTCCACTTATGTCTAGGGAATTACGAGCTTTGATCTCGATGTCGAACGGAACACCTTGAACATCCTTCCCTTGACCTCGACCTACGCTAGCGTGTGGCCACCATTGCTGCAAGAACGATGCCACCAGCCTTTCAGTCGCGTACCCTCGATGCTTACGACTCTGCTGACTCATCAGCTTCTTTTGATACTTGAAGCGCAATATGGCTAACTGCATGACATCTCAGGCAAGTAATAAATACCTTGTCATTAGCCTCTGGAGTAATAGCCACAGGTTCATTGCAAAGATCGCAATAGATAACTATGTTTTCTCTATCGCCTTCTGTGCTTATGATTTCAGCAGTGCCATCTTCATTAAATATCATCATCTCGCCCATTAGAACATCATCCCTGTATCTATGGCTCGCCAAACCGTTGCAGGGTTGCCATTTGAGTTAATTCGAGTAGTTCCCGAATCAATGATTAAACCATCACGAAGTAGTTTGACCCTTGATGGTCGTTGAGTATCTCCTAACATGTGCAATGCCTTTTGCATCTCATTGTCAGTTGCCCCATCCAATCCACGCCTAACAATGTATTCATAAACACTGGCACGAATTGATCCTGTTTTTGGCATTACTCGATTAGCTGCCCAGCGAGAAGTGCCCCTTGCATCCTTTGCAATATAGACATGATTCTCCATTAGGCTCTAACCTTCTGTGGTCTCCAGTTACCCTCTGGACTTATCTCATACCAGATAACATCTTCGCCTTTAGGGCAACGATTCATTTCACCTGTAGCTGCTGCCATGCACTTAAAATGACCCCACGGCTTATTCGCCTTCGTCATTCCATGAGCCCAATGCATTTCCCCGTGAGGACAGCGCGGCACATCTTTGTCAGTAGTGCCACCTATAATGTCCTTCACCACAGCAACCGCTTCTGCTGATGTTGTAGGTGCTGGAACAGTTTTAATAGTCCACGGATCAGCTTCATTAACTACTGGAACATACTCTTTAGGCTTTGCCATTTGAGTCTTAGTCACTTTAATCATTTCTTCACGACTAGGGCCATGCTTATCTGTGCCTATGTTGGCATTTTTCATGGCAACTCCCACGCTGGAAGTTTCACAGTTCTCTAAAGCAAAATCCCTGTTCACACCACGCTCTGATACTTCTTCTTTTGCGTGACCTGTTGAGAATGGTCTTTCATCAGTCCAGAGACGATAAAGTCTTGTCCTAAATATGTAGCGAGTATCGCTCCAATCAAGACATTCTGTATCAATAGCACCATCGGGATACTTTTCCCAGAATAATTTAATGCGTTCTTTAACTGTGGTGTACTCCTCTAGATTAAACATAAAGCTCATTCTCCTCTGTTCTTAACATTCCACTGATTGCTGCGTATCCAAGCATGTCGATGTAATTATCAACTTTTGAACCTTCCATGCTTCTTGCGAGTTTGACCAACACCATACAAGCTGCAACCTGATAGTCCTCGATTGGAAATTCAAGGTAGGCACTCCACAATCTTGCGGTTCTTGCCATATTGTCCGATGGGTGTCCGTAGTCCATTCCTCGATCTTCAATGACGGACTTTGCTTCAATGAGTAGGTTTTTAGCATCCACTTATTCTCTCCAGAATTCTTGTCGTGAAACTGCACGACCTCTCAGATAGCCATCTCTATGGCCTTGCTCTTTACCGATTGTAATTCCCATGTAGTACCCAATGGTTGTAAATACAACTCCGAATACGAAGCACATAAATAACGACATTAGTTGCTCCAACATATTGATTGATAGTCAGTGATGATTGTCCATTGACCTAGAGCATCATCAAACAAAACTTCCCAACTGTTGCCGAAGTCCTGCAAGATGGTGCGAGCTGCCATGAGATTGGCATAGTTGTCGAACCAGTAGATGTAATCTAGATCGTAATTGACTTTGCCTTCAAAGCGACCATCCTGAGCTTCCCAGTTATTGCCTTTGAACTGCATTGATGTTTCTGTGAGGTTTTCAAAATCCTCAGCCATGTCCATATAAACTGCCTTCATTGCGCCCATCGTCTTGCCTTTCCGTAACCAATGCCCTCGATTGGTTACAGGATTAGTGTCGCACAGGGTTATACGAAATCAAGCACATTTTGATAACGAAATGGTAACAATTCTGTGTCGTCCATCGAGTCATCAATAGTGCGATATATGGGTGAAATGTCCGTTATTAGGGTGTCCATGATGAACCTTTACTTAAGAATCCTTAGCCTTTACTTAACCGTAGGTCTTGCCATACACAGTGAATGAGCCATCCTTATTGATAGGAATTAGCATAGGAGTTAGGTTCTTTCCATGGGTTTCTAAGATAGCCACGCTCATCTGCCAATTAGCAGCCCCAGCCTTGAGATAAGAGGCTTTTTTCTTATCCATAACATTCCCTGCTTCTACACCCCACAAAGTCCTGTATGAGCCCCCTATGCCCTCAGAATAGGCACTGATGCCTGCCCTATGAGTATGACCACAGACTACGGATTTGCCGAATTTCTTGGCTAGACCTAAAGCTGTGAGGCCTGCATTGGAATTCATTGATCCCTCGTCACCGTGGACTAGAACCCAATTAGGATGAAACTCGAATGGCTTTTTGTGAAAGCGAATACCGAGAGATTTGAAGTCCATAAATGCTGGATACTCAAGCTCTGGTAATCCGATTAGGCTTGGTGCTCCTCGAAGGAGTGTGTGGTAGAGCCGATCTGTGTGATTGCTGCGAGTAATATCTGTTGTGCGTAAATCCCAGAGAATGTTTTGAGCAGTCGTTCTATCAGCATCTAGCTGCCCTTCCCATTCTAATCCTGTGCCCTTCGCCCATTTCGACTGAGCCTGCATATCCAGCTCGTCACCCGTATTTAGGACTAAATCAAACTTCTCTCGATTAACTAACTTAATTAAATTCTTGACTGCTGCTTCGTGGTGATACGGAATTTGAAGGTCGCTGATAACCAAAATTCGAGATTTTGTTTTTGTCATTCATCCTCATCGTCATCCTCGTAATCGCCGAATTTTTCGGGTTCGATTGGTGTAGGCAAAATCCAAGCAGGATAAGCTTGTGGCTCAGTGATCATAAACAAAGCAACGGACTCGCTGAAGCCTGCTCGTTTCAATGATTTGTAGTATTCATGCAGCCCAATGCAAAAAGCATCAAGCGGTGAATAGCCTTGCTCTTCTAGAGCTTTAGTCGCTTTCCTTGCCATGAGATAATTGTTACCTCTCTAAGATACGAATAATCGTTTCAACACGCGCTTCAAGCGCAGTAATTTGGTCACGCATCGAGCTGCCACCATTATTTTTTAGTTCGCTTAAATAGTGCTTTACCAACCATTTGACTGATCCAATGAATGAACCAATAACGGTCAGCGCAACAGCTACAACAGCCGCCCAATCTTGAGGGCTCATCCCACTTGTTCATCAGACGGATCTAGATACTTGACAATAGGAGCAACTAAAGCGGATGCAAGAACTGCATACTCTGGACGGATGTCTGCAACGAGTGCAAGTCCTAATGTAATTGCTGATACCGCAACAGCCTTAAGGTAGGACTTGATTGCGTTCTTTGTGCTTTTAGTTATTTTCATTTCCTGCTCCTAGCATCGGGATATCAAACCAGCTACCGTTCTGGTCGCCTTCTTTAGTAAAACTAATGTGGATATGAGCGTGATGAGAATTGATTCCCTTATATTTTTTCCAACGGAAAAGTGATTTTCTGGATGCAATCTTTCCTGCATAGATGACATAGGAAATTCGCTTGTCCTTCTTGGCACATTGGCGTATTTGGTCGGCAAGATAAGCACCTGTGCTGGCTCGTGAGTCGAGATCCTTATCCACATCAATAGCCCTGACGATTCCGTTAGACGGATCGGGATTGTGGTCACTCTTACGCAACGAATGGGCACGATCGGCTATCCAGCCATCGCTGTGACGCTTGCGCTCGATATACGCATCATCAATCTGCTCACGAAGTTGTTGCCCTGCTTTACAGAGTATTGGCTTCACTTTGAGCAATCATTTCATCATAGGTTGATTTGAGCATTGAAGTAAATTCTTCGTTGCCTCTGTCAATAATGGCGTATTGTGTTGTTGAGCCATCATAATTTGTAACTTCAATAAAAGATACATTATCCATTTTTATAACTCCGCACTAAAAGCAAGGTAACAAGATGAAGTTTGACCCATTAAGAAATATGGTCGTGTTGTAGCAGTTAAACCTGATGCACCGCCACAGTTAATA